AATAGGGGTATTCAGGAAGAAAGCACCAAGGGGGAGTTGCACTCCGTTGGCATCCTCGCCGCGAGAATTTATCTTTAGGGTAGGGATACTTGGACCCTTAGTATTACCTGAAGTTGCACCTAGTTTAGATGCCAGTTCGTCTAGGCTTAGATTGCCTGAAGTGTTCACTAATTCATTCATAGATTCATCCTTGTTAAGAGTTATCATTGTACTACAGTTAGGTGGCATCAGTCAACACCAATTCAGCCTGTTCTAACCAATTATTTCCCGCACTTATCTCAATGTCGAAAGGAACAAGTGGTGTGTACCCAAAGCGTGTCTGCATCTCGTCACCGATACCTAACATAGCGTCTTTAAGTATCTGTTTTACTTCGGTTAATTCATCTTTATGGCAATCCACCACGATACTATCGTGTACGGTCAGGATTAATTTACTACGCAGGTTACTTTCTTTGAAAGCTTTCAGCGCACGTATACAAGCCAGAGGCACACAATCTCCTGTGGCAAAGCCTTGTATTGGGTAATTAACTATCTGTGTGGCGTAGCTTACTCTACCATTTCTCGTGCGAACTACATTATCCCACTTGTACTGTCTGCCACTAGGAACCTGAACAATGCCCGTCTTCAATACACCGCTCATAAGTTTCTCTTGGTATTCTTTCAACCCACTATACAAGACAAAGAACTCAGAGAAGTACTTGCGGATGTGTGGCTTCTCACCGCCACCCATACCGCCATAAAGGGGCGCAAACGAATACTGCTTTGCTGCCTGTCTCATATCCTTACTAACTTCGTCTGGGCTACATTGATTTATGATAGAAGCAGTCTGCTTATGGATGTCTTTACCGTTTTGAATGTCAGCAATGATCTGGCTATCTCTACTCAATTCACCAGCCATTCTAAATTCTAGGCCAGAGAAATCTGCCTCAACTATTAGATGGTCTGGGCCGAAGCGACTAACAATAGCCTTACGAACAGGAAAGCCTCGCTTTGGCTGGTTCTGTAGATTGGGGTCACTACTGCTTAATCTACCAGTAGCAGTCACACACTGGTTGAAGTTGGCGTGTAGCAGACCACTAGACCGTGTACCTCTCTGTATACCAGCAACAAAGCTATCTAAGTAGGTAGTTACAGCATTCAATCTACTACTCTTAGTAAGAAACTCTACTGCAATATCTCTACCGCTATTCTCTGCTTGTTGTATAAGTACTTTAAGAGTGTTCTTATCTGTCTTAAACCCATTGATACTTGCGTATGCGGGACTTCTAGGGATCATCTTCAATCCCGCTGTCTCACCAGTGGGGCTATATATAGCACCTACACCTGAACAGGTCTTACACTTAGTACGGTTCTTATAAGCTTCACCCTCAACCAAGTATTTCTTACCCAGCTTGGTGACTGTCTTCTTCTTATACTTCTGTGTACTACCTATCCCATTGCAATCCATGCACTGTATAGCCATCGTCTTCTGTACGATCTTAGTGGTTGACCTTACAGCATCAGAGAACTCTTTGTTATTCATGAGGGGGGGTCTTAGAGACTTACCCGCAGCATTTGTCCCTATATTAAAGGTCTGTCGGTGAGCATCCCGATTAACTACCTCACGGGAGTAAACTACCTTGGTCATATCAGCACCACTATTCAAATTAATAGGCGTATCACCCATTACTTCTTCGACTATCTCTTCAAGTCTAGTTGTAAGCTGTATTTTCTCTTGTTCAAACTGGCGCTCAACCTCTTCAAGAATATCTAGTGAGATATACGTACCATTACTCTCTATCTCCACCAAGAACATCAGCATTTCATTCATCAAGTCTACTACTGGAACAAGAGATGCATTCTCTTCTTTCTGAAAGTCATTCTGTTGAGATAGATACAACTCACCTGTGGTCTTTACATCGGCTTCTGCGTATTCAACCATTATGTCTAGGGGCATTTCAGAGAAGTCTATACCTTCCTTGAACATATCATCTACTAGATGAACCTTCTTCTGGTTCACCAGCTTACGCCGTAAGGCACTCTCCTTCAGGGAGATAACCCTACGCTGACCCTTGGACAGTATATATTCTCCGATCATAGTGCAGTATACTTTATCAGGGATGGTAAACCCCATAGACAACAGCCACAGGACATCAAACTTGGCATTGTGGCACACAAGAAGATCAGCCTTACGTAGGCTTTCTGTTAGAAACGTGTGATCCGCAGTCACATAGTCAACAGACTGTTCGAGTAATGTATGAAATAGGATATCATTGGTAACACTTACGTTACCATCCTCTAGGAAGCCGTAGTGTGCAGACACACACTTATTAAATGGGTTGAAAGGACTATTATCTTTACGCCCTTCTACTCTTTGTACTGTGGTTTCTAGGTCTAGTATCAATATATTCAAAACGGGGGTTCTCCATTGGTATCTAGTTGGGGCATTCTGTACTCATAGGTTCGTTGTACCAAAGGCTCTGGGTCATGCTTTGGCTGTAACTCAACGACACCATTCTGTTCGAGCCAGTGAGATAGGCTACTAGGAACATGCAGGGTATCAAACGACATAGCGACTTATCTCCGGTTCTATGTTGCACATGATAGTGCCATGAAAGCCTGATAGCTTATTCTTCATGACAGTTAAGAAGCGGCTATTGTCTGGGCCATCTTCTTCACCGCTGTTTAATTTGCCAATACCTATTATCAGGTCAGCTTCAGCAGCTTTGCCTACACGACTACCTTCCATCATAGTCATGGTAAGCCGTGTGCGGTTCTCTGCTTCAGCAGAAGCTTGGGATACACCTATTACAGCACAGTCATACTTCTTAGCGGTCTCACGCAGTCTGCGGTATAGCTCCCTTAAGCGTTCATGTCCGGCATTAAACTGACCAGCCACAGCTAACTTGTCGGCTTGGTCTAATATTACCAAATCCGGCTTTATCTTTTGAATGTAGGCTTCCATCTTCTGGACATCCCACTCTTGTATATCCTTCATGATTAAGCTGTCTTTAATACCAGAGTATCGGGACAGCGCAGCCACTGGATCAAACTCTATCTCTTCGCGGTTTAAGCCTGTGTATGATTGTATAGCGCGTAGCTTAGTACGCTTGGTGCTTTCTTCATTACCTAAGTATAATACCTTAGCACCTTGCTCACAGAAGCCGTTAGGTGCAGCACATAAGCTAACAATGAATGCTGATTTACCTGTCTCAGGACACGCAAACACAACAGCAAACTCGCCAGCACCAACGCCATAGACATTACGGCTAAGGGTTTCGATGTTAAACTTCCATCTGTTTTCATCTGATGTTACAGCCAGAAGCTCGTAGATATCATCTGTTGTAGGATCACCAAAGTCATCAGGCATGTAGCCCTCAGCTACACGATCCAGTAATCTATTCAGATCATCCATAGCAGAGATTTCACCCTCAGACATCTTGATGCCCAAGTTAGCTACATCTAAGCCTACGTTCTGACGCCATAGGTTTTCAATAACATCTTTAGCAATGTCAGGGTGTATATCCTCTGCACTGCTAATACTGTGTATAGTGTCTTCTATATCATCGGACCATGACTTGGTTGATGTAGGATTGTTAGCCTTCCAAAAAGCAAACATTTCTAAAGGGGTTATATCTTGAGCAAACTTCTCATGTGATCCAATGATAGTCTCGTATACCTCTTTCAATGTATCTTCAAAAAGTGACGCCCTTAGCTTAGTTTTATTCTGTTCATAGAACTCATACTTTAAGCAGTTCTTCAGTAGTGATTTATCCATAGTTAATCCTGACAGTTGGCACTTAATAGAGAGGTATCTATAACACCATACAGAAATAAAAAAAAGCCCCTCATTTACTGAAGGGCTAATTAATTTTTAACTATGTGTTGGTAGAACTATTAGTTCTGTCTGAACTTCATCTTCTTGATGTCAGGGGCGCTATCACCTCTACGTTCACGCATCTCAATCTGGTAATGTACGACACGCTTGTTGCCCGTTACCAAATTCTTTATGGCTGCTTCTAACTTAGTTTCTTCTTCAGCGGCAGACTTAAATCCACCTTCGATTTCATAATCGACCAAACATATGGCTCTTGCTTTCATTGGTTTATTCCTTATTAAAATAATATAAATATTGGTTTTGTGCAGCTATTACTGCTAATTAAAAATTAATTCAATAAGAATTTTGGTGGGCCAGTGAAGGGATTGCAAAAATTCGTG